GTTTTCATAGTCTTTCTGAATGTATGCAATAATAAAAATAAAAAAAATATCTGAGATTTGATAGCAATGCAATACAGTACATCTATGCAGTACAGTACTGCATAGATATACTTACATAGATTTGCGTTATTTCTCGTCTTGATAGATACGATTAACTAAAATAGATACAGTCCTATTTACTGGAATCTGTCCTGACTCGTAGTACGTTATCATTCTGATAGTTAGTCCTAACATTTCTGCGAACTCTTTTTGAGTGTATTGGAGTTCTTTTCTGATAGTTTTAAATTGCTCTTTTGTTAATTGCATGATAATCTCTCCTTATCCTTTGCTAGGTTAAGGCGTTGCAATTTCATGTTTTGCAACGCCTTTTTTATTTTAGTTTATTTCTCTTTTGCTAGTTATGCCTTTAACAGCGTTTTAAAGCTGCTCCAGGCTTGTTAATGTATAACCTGGTAATAAACCAGGCTATACAATCATTGTTTATTGTATGTTAAAGTTTTGATAATAGCAGTTATCATTAAGTAAGCATAAAAACCATATGCCATAGTATAAGATATATACTGTTGTTATTGATGCTGTTATTAAAGCTATAAATTTAAGATAGCCTTTTATTATGCTAGTCATTGTTTATCCTTTCTTAGTGAGTTTTAAATATTATTTGTTTGTCATTACTTGCCCAACATAGACCGCAAGCTCCGCAATTTGGGGTCTTGTCTTCTTGGACTGGACATAATAAAGATTTACCTTTCTCAGGCTTTACAACGTCAAAACTATTAGCAGAAAATTGATTGTCTAGATCATTACTGGATCTAATAGAAAATCTCTCTTTATGTATGCTTCTTAAGAATGAAATAGTACTAGCTATATTTCTAGACTTTTCGTATTTAGATTTGATATTATTAGCCGTATAACCATAAATTGCCACGTTGGGAAAGTCTTTCAAAATCATATCCCAAAACATAACATAAGATACGGAAAAGAAATCACCTAGTATATGCAATCTAATTAATGCTTTCTTACCCTTTAAGCTTTTAATGTCTTCATATAGTCTTGTTTTTAATAACTCTTCATCCTTGGCACTCATTCGATGAGCAAAGGGCATATTATTCCCATAACACGTAGACCAATGAAAGCAATCTTTGGGGCAGGTCTCTCTTTCTATTAATGTAAGAGTAAAGAATTTATAGTCTTTAAACTTGCCTTTCGTAACCTTGCTTCCAAGCTTTGCATTTTTACTGGGTTTTAAAACTTTAAATTTATAATCTTTTAAATCATAAACATTCTTTTTATATATTGTTGTTGTTAACATGGTTTTTCCTTTTTGCTAGTTTTGTGAGCTTCTTGTAGCTCTAGCTAGTCTTGGCAATGCAAGACTAACAAGAGTAACAAGACTAATTGTTGTATTGTAATTGAGCTTCATTATAGCCAATAACAAAGCCAAGCATTTCTTCTTTTGAATTGAAGCGTTTTAAGTCTTGATGATATTGAGAGTATCCAATATTAATTGAATATTTGTTAAAGCTAATACCCTGCATTTTTATTTTTTCTGCAGATATGTAATTGCCAAACCCTTTTTCTGTAACTAGCTTGGTAAATATTTTACATTGGTTAGCATAGTAATATTTATTATTGCCGCTTAATCTAAAGTTAATATTGTTCGCATTTACTTTAAACTCTAATTCGTTTCTTTTTTGAGCTTCGCTTGTTATGTATTCAATTTTAGATATGTTATTCATTGTTTTACCCTTTGCTAAAAGTTAATTGTTATGTATCATTATATAGAAAGAGTTTCTATTTGCAAGCATAAAAAAACAAAGTAAAACAAAGACTTAGTAAAATAGTTTTTCCAGCTACTATTTATTAAAGTAAATATTTTATTGATTGCATTAAATAAATAGTTTATTGAAAGTATATAAAGGGAAGTACTAAGATATATATTTTTATAAACATTGAATTGATACATTCACGCACGGCATAGCATGAACCAGGCACGCAAAAAAAGAATAGCACGCGATAACACGCAAATAATAAGGCAAGGGGGGCTATTTTTAAGGACGGCACACCCCAAAGGGGTCGGCTCACTTTTATATATGTTAATAGATAGTTCTACGCACACATGATAAGCAAAGCAAAACAAGAGCACATCATAGCATCCATTACAGACGGACACAGCCTAGTCAAGGCTTGTGCAGATGCAAAGGTCAGTCGTGCTACGTTATATCGCCATATGAGCAAAAATGCAGAGCTAGATGCTGAGGTAAAGACTGCACAAAGACAGGCTGCTGAGAAAGCACTAGAAGAGCTAGAGGATATGTACGGAGATGCGTTGCATGGGCGAAAGAGTTACGATCCTAATCTATTGAGAGACTATGGGCATCATGTACGTTGGAAGGTGCAGAAGATATTGCCAGAGAGATTTGGCGAAGCTAAGAGCCGAGCAGGTGTAGAGATCAGTGATGGTTCATTGAAGATAGTTTGGGAGACTGGTTCCGAGGATGCAAGTTAAGATACCATACAAGCCTAGGGCATTACAGGCTGAGATGCACAAAGACCTGAAGAGGTGGAATGTGCTTGTGATGCACAGACGCTTTGGTAAAACTGTGTTTGCTGTCAATCATATGATTAAACACGTGCTTACTTGTCCGTTACCAAGACCAAGAGTTGCGTTAGTTGCTCCTACATTTACGCAAGCTAAAAGGATTAGCTGGGATTACGTGAAGTATTACGCTGGTGTGATACCAGGTGTTACCTTTAATGAGACTGAACTAAGAGCAGACTTTCCTAACAATGGTCGGATTATGTTGTTATCAGGCGAGAATCCTGATGCTTTGAGAGGTATATACTTGGACTTGTGTGTCTTTGATGAGTATGGGATGCAGAATCCTAGGGTATGGGGGGAGGTTGTAAGACCAGCCCTATCCGATAGAGAAGGTAGTGCTATCTTTTTGGGAACACCTGCTGGGCATAATCATTTTTTTGATATATTGCAGCAAGCTAAAGAACAGGGCGAGGAAGGCTCTGACCAATGGTACTGGAAGATTGCTAAGGCTAGTGAAACGAAACTTGTGAAAGATGAGGAACTCAAAGCTGCACAGTTGCAAATGACACCTGAGCAGTACGAACAAGAGTATGAGTGTTCATTTACGGCTGCTATAATTGGTGCGTATTATGGGAGACTATTGGCTGATGCTGATGATAAGGGCAAGATTACCAGGGTTCCATACGATCCTGCATTGCCAGTTCATACGGCTTGGGATTTAGGTATTAATGACTCGACTGCTATTTGGTTTGCACAAGTGTATAGAGGGGGTGCTGTTAATGTTATTGACTATTATGAGAATAGTGGCGTTGGCTTGGATCATTACGCTGAAGTATTGCGAAAGAAAGATTATCACTGGGGAGATCATCTTGCTCCACATGATATTGAGGTTCGAGAACTGGGTAGTGGGAAATCGAGGTTAGAGACGGCTTTTAGCTTGGGGATACGCTTTAAGGTGATACCAAGAATGAAGATTGCTGACGGAATCAATGCTGCTAGAATGATAATACCTAAATGCTACTTTGATAGAGACAAATGTGCAGAGGGATTGGAAATGTTGCGACAGTATAGGCAGGAATGGGATGAGAAGAAAAAGATATTCCGAGATCAGCCAAGACATGACTTTACAAGCCATGCTGCTGATGCTTTTAGATATTTAGCTGTTGGGTTGGAGAATCGTACGACTATGACAAGACCACCACAATCTGTGGCTGTAAATGAGTACAATCCTTTTACGCTGTGATGTATGGTCACGACTATGAAGATGCTTTGGAGATGGTGAGGTATAGTGAGCATCATAGGGATTGGGATGACGAGATGATACAAAATTATATTGAAAAACCTTTAGGGATAAGACAGTATAAGATTATGAGAGACGATTTACATGAACCATTGATGTTTGCTACATGGGGGTTTCCTAGTGATGAGCAAGTTGATGAGTACGTTGGAACCAAATATTTCCCTGTTGATGGATACAAGGGAGGTGGCAAAGATGTTTGGTTAGTAGACTTTATTGCAAAAAAAGGTTATACAAGAATTGGATTCCTTGTTTTGAAGAGGATGTTCATGCGTAGTGGCTTTAAAAAAGCCTTTTGGTTTAGACCTGAAACTGAGAAGTTAGGGTGGCATATGTTGAAAGGAAAGTAACATGGGTGGTGCTCCAAAGAAAGTTGCTAAGGCAGCAAAGAAAACTCTACAAAAAGCTGAAAAGGCTTTAGTTGAACCATTAGAAAGACCAGTTAAAAAGGTTGTAAATGTGGTTGAAAAGGTTGGTGCTGACATAGTTGAGCCACTAGAGAAGCCAGTTAAGAAGTTAACCAAGGAAGTTGTGGAGACTGTAACAGGCACAGACAAAATGGATTATAGGCAGCCAGAGCAACCAGTGCAATCTCCTGAGATAACACCTGAAGTTGTTGAAGATGAAAAGCCAACTATAACAACTAGGTATGCGACTAGAGGAAAAAGATCAGGGCAGGGTGGCACAATCATGGAAGGCTATGGCGTAGTTACACGACCAGCAAGTAAAAGATCAGTAACATAGGAGATAGCAATGTCATTTTTGAAACCAAAAGTATATGTTCCACCACCACCACCAGTTCCAGAAGAACCTGCTAAAGCCGATTACGAAAAGGCTGCTGCATTAGCTGGAGAAGCTGAAGCAACAGAAAGAAAGAAGCGTAGAGGTCGTGGCAGTACAATAGTTGCTGGACAACTAGGCGAAACATCTACCAGTATGGGCAGCACAGGTGGTACACCAACTTTATTAGGATAGAGCTATGATGAATGTCAAAGATATAGTTGCTAGATTTCAACACGTTGAAGGTCAGCGAGATAACTGGAACAACCATTACCAGGAGTTAGCTGATTATATGCTGCCAAGAAAAGCAGACATAGTTAAGAAGAGAAGTCGTGGCGAAAAGAGAATGGAACTTATCTTTGATGGCACAGCTTTACAGGCAGTTGATTTGCTATCATCTAGTTTACATGGGATGCTGACATCAGGTGCTACACCTTGGTTTCACTTGACAATGAAAGATGAAGAGCTAGGTAGAGACGAAGAAGTACAAAGGTGGTTAGAGGATTCATCACAAAGAATGATGCGTGCTTTTACTATGTCTAACTTTGAAACAGAAGTCCATGAGATGTATGTTGACCTGGTTGTGTTTGGTAC